AACCGAGTGTTGGCCCAGAAGACCGGCGGTTGGTACGAGGCCCTCAGCGCAGAGGCATTCACAAAACACGGGTTGTCCGCGAGTGGGATCATCTTCGACGAGTTGCACGTCCAGAAATCCCGGGAGTTGTGGGACGTGCTGACTACCTCGGTCGGGGCACGTCGTCAGCCTCTGGTGATCGCAATCACCACGGCAGGACATGACCGATCCTCGATCTGCTGGGAAATGCATCAGCGAGCTAGGGCGGCTTTGGACAACCCGGAGGCGGACCCTTTCTTTTACCCGGCGATCTTTGGCGCGGAGGACAATGAAGATTGGACATCCGAAGAAGTCTGGAAGAAGGCCAACCCAAATTTCGGCGTGAGCCTGTTTCCGGATTACCTGCATGAGCGATGCAACGAGGCGCGCCACAATCCCGGGGCCGAGAACACATTTCGGAATTTGCACCTCAACCAATGGACCGAGCAGGCCGTCCGCTGGATTCAGATGCACCATTGGGACCAGTGCCGACAAGACTTTGATCTTTCCGAATTCTCGGGGGAACCGGTCTGGTGTGGGTTGGATCTGGCGTCAACCCGCGACATCAACGCCCTCTCGATGGTGTTCAGGCGGGAAGGCGACTACTACGTGAAATGCCGCTACTGGATGCCTGAAGAAGTTGCGGACATCCGGGGGAAACAAGACCGGGCACAGGCGAAGCGATGGGCGTCCCAAGGACTGATCACGCAGACCGATGGGAACGTGGCCGACTACGGCGTCATCTGTGCCGAGCTGTGCGAGGTGGCCGAGCGGTTTGACCTGCAGTGTCTTGCCTACGACCCCTGGGGACCGGCCCGGGCGATGGCCCAGCAGTTGGCGGCAGCGGGGTTCCCTGCCGAGCGGCTGAAGGAATTCCGCCAGACAATCGGATCATTCGCGGCCCCCTCAAAGGAGTTCGAGCGGAGGATTGCCAACCAGACACTACACCACGACGGCGACCCGGTATTGCGTTGGATGGCCGGAAACGTAGCGGCAGAGCGAGACAAGAGCGATAATATCCGGCCTAGCAAGTCGCGGTCTGCGGACAAGATCGACGGCATCGTGGCAACCATCATGGCGATGGGGACCGCGATGGTGGCGGACGAGGTGGGCAGTGTGTACGACACGAAAGGGAGTCTGTCACTGTGAGCATTCTGTCGGGGATTCGGCGGGGTCTGGCGAATTGGATCGCGCCGGAGGCCCGTGGCATGTCGCAGCAGGTGGCCGACGCCCTAATGCCGCGAAGCTCCAGCGGCGTGGCGATCACCGAAACGTCTGCGATGACCGTCTCGGCCGTCTACGCGGCGGTTCGCGTGATTGCCGAGACCATCGCCCAGCTTGAATGGGAGGTTTACGAGCGGCAGGACGAAGCCAATATCGAGCGGTACGATCACCCTTTGCGGCTGCTGTTGGACCAGGAGCCTAACAGTGAGATGACGGCGTTCTCGTGGCGGATTGCCATGATGACCAGCTTCTACTTGCACGGGAACATGATCGCGGAGATCGAACGCAACCGGGGCGGGAGACCTGTCTCTCTCTGGTGGATTCACCCGGCCCGCGTGGCCATGAAGCGGGATGCCACGAAGCGCATCTACTACGAGGTGACCGACGAGCACGGGTTGAATCCCGTCCGCCTCGATCCGGTCGATGTGTATCACGTCCCCCTGATGGCGGCTGATGGCATCGTCGGGAAGGGGCTGGTCCAGCGAGCCCGGGATAGCTTCGGGCTTACCCTCGGCATGGAGCAGTACAGCGGCAGCAGCTTTGCCAACGGAGCGCGTCCCGGTGGCATCCTCAAGCATCCCGGCAAGCTGACGACCGACGCGAGGCGGAACATCCGCGACGAGTGGGACGCGATGCATCGGGGGGCGGACAAGGCCGGGCGGATCGCCGTTCTTCAGGAGGGCATGGAATTCCAGGCCATGCAAATGAGCGCAGTCGACGCCCAATTGTTGGAGCAACGGCAATTCCAGATTGCGGAAGTCGCGAGGTGGTTTAACATCCCCCCCCACCTTCTGCGGGATCTGAGCCGGGCGACATTCGGCAACATCGAGCATCAGTCGATCGAATACAAGACATACACCATCAGACCTCTTGCCGTGGCAATGCAGCAGGAGGCACATAGGAAGCTATTCAGCAAGGACGAGAAGCCGACCTACTTCACGGAGCTTGACCTCGATGATCTATCGTTGGCAGACTTAAAGAGCAGGTACGATGCGTACGCAGTGGCACGGCAGAACGGATGGATGAGCGCAAACGAGATCAGGGACCGAGAAGGCATGAATCCGATTCCGACCGAAGACGGTGACGCCTATTTGATCAACGGCAACATGGTCCCGTTGACAACGGCGATGCAGGCCACCCCGACCCCGAGCGTCGGACAGACGAGCGTGGCACAGGCAGAGGAGGATGATTCTCCAGACCTCGGCGATGCACTGCGGTCGATTCTGGAGAACGACCTTACCCGGCTGCTGTCGAAGGAACGCAATGCGGCGACCCGTGCAGCCAACAAGCCGGGCGAGTTCCTCGGGTGGCTGGATGCGTTTTACGCGGAGCATGCGGCCACACTTGAGCAAGCAATCGGCCCGACGGTGCGAGCCTTGGGGATTCACATGCGGCAGTCTCTCGACCCGGCCGATATCGTGGCCCGTCACGTCGAGCAGTCCAGACAGGCCTTGTTGACCGCGTGCGAAGTGTCGGCCGACAATCTGGCGGAGAGCGTCGAATCGGTGGTGTCTCGATGGGACGCCCGGCGTGCGACCGAATTTGCACGGGAGGTGGTGCGATGAGCGACCGAGAATACAGAGCGTGCGCGGAGATTGAGTTGCGGTCTGAGCCCGATGGCAAGGTGACTTTGCGGGGCTATGCGGCAGTCTTCAACTCCTTGTCTCAAGACCTCGGCGGGTTCGTCGAGATCATCCGGCCGGGGGCGTTCACCCGCACGCTGGCGAGTGGTGCTGATGTGCGGCTGTTGGTCAACCACGAGGGGACCCCGCTGGCCCGTACCAAGTCTGGCACCTTGCGACTCGCGGAGGATCAAAGGGGACTGAGGATGGAGGCGGATCTGGACATGACCGACCCCGACGTGCAAGCACTGGTTCCGAAGATCCGCAGGGGCGACATGGACCAGATGAGTTTTGGGTTCACGACCAAGAGCGACATATGGCGACAAGAGGGCGAGCGGCAGATCCGCGAACTCCACAACGTCGACCTGTTCGACGTGAGTGCCGTCACGTACCCCGCCTATCAGGCAACTGAGATGGCGTTGCGGTCACTGGCCAAAGCCAAGGCATTGCAGGGGATGCCGTTCGATCTGGCCTCGAAGAAAATCCAGTTGGCCAAGCTGAAAACGTATTGACAGTCGACTGCAAGTCAGTACGATTTAACACAGATTGATGCTGCCGGAACAAACGTCCCAGCCCGTTGGCATGGTGTTGATTCCGCGAGACATCCGCAATTGCCGTCGCAGGCGTGGATTGTCAGCAGGTGTTCGCACTTGCCGACGGTTCACGCCTGATGTGTTATCTGGTGGTCGTCGGCCAAAACGGAGACGACATTATGGATTTGCAAAAGCTGGCCGATGCGGCCCGCGAATTGCGTTCGGCCAAACTGGCTGAGGCGGAAGGCGTGCTGGTGGCGGCGGCGACTGGGGGCGAGGGCGGCAAGTCTCGGCCCCTCACTGACGACGAGACACGCAAGTATGAGAGCCTTTTGGAGGAGGCTGGCAAGGCTGGTGCTGAGGAAGCCCGGTACAACAAGCTGATCCAGGAGAAGGCGGCACTTGCGGCCAGCGAAGGGCGGCGGAGTGCTCCCACCCCTGCCCCTGGGATTGTGGCCCCTGCCCCGAAGACCGAGATCCGGACGCTGCGGCGTGTCGGGGCGCTGCGGTCTTTCCGGGGACCGGACGCGCAGGACAAGGCATACGCTGCCGGGCAATGGTGTCTGGCGATCCTCGGCGGCGATCAGCGGGCGGCCCAGTGGTGTGCGGACAACGGCATCGAGACCCGAGCGCTTCAGACCACGAGCAACAATCTCGGCGGGTTCTTGGTCCCCGAGCAGATGGAGACCGCGATCATCGATCTGCGGGAGGAACGCGGGGTTGCCCGTCGGGTGCTGCGGATTCGTCCAATGGCCTCCGACACCCTTATTGTCCCGCGTCGGCAGTCAGGAGTCACCGCGTATTTTGTCAGCGAGAATGCCGAGATCACGGCCAGTGACAAGGGCTGGGATACGGTGTCGCTGACGGCCCGCAAGCTGGCGGTTCTGACCAAGTACAGCAGCGAACTCTCTGAGGACTCGGTGATTTCCATTGCCGATGACCTCGCGCAGGAAATTGCCTACGCCTTCGCTGACAAGGAAGACGAGTGCTTGTTCAACGGCGACGGCACCAGCACGTACGGCGGGATCGTCGGCCTGAAAAACGCGTTGGGCGACGGCAGCGAAGTCACTGCCATCACCGGCAACACCGCGTTTGCAACCCTCGACCTCGAAGACTTTGAGGCGATGGTCGGCAAACTGCCTCAGTTCGCTGTCAACGGGGCGCGGTGGTACATCAGCCGCGTGGGTTGGGCGAACTCCATGCTGCGGTTGGCGGAAGCTGCTGGCGGCAACACCGTGGCCCAGATCGCTGGCGGTGCTCCCCTGCAATTCCTCGGGTTCCCGGTCGAGATCGTGCAGGTCATGAACTCCACGACCACGGCCCAGACTTCAACAGATGGGATTGCCTATCTCGGGAATCTCGATCTGGCGGCCTCGATGGGTTCCCGGCGTGGCATCTCGATCGCCGTCGATGGTTCGCGTTACTTCGAATTCGATCAACTCGCGATCCGTGGCACTGAGCGTTTTGATATTAACGTGCATGAAAAAGGAACGTCCTCGGTGGCCGGTCCGGTGATCATGCTGAAGACCCCCGGTTCGTAAGGAGAGTCACACATGATTCATGCACAGAACACCAAGTGGGTGTCAATCACTCCCCCGGCTGCCATCGTTGACAATGCCAGCCTGACCACGGCGAGCATCGACACGCTGGGTTACGAATATCTGGAAGTGTTCGTTTACCTTGGGGCCACCGACATTGCGATGACTGTCCTGAAGCTCCAGGAGTCGGACACCGACGGCAGCTACGCGG